TTAACAAGTTTTCTTTTTGCGATACCGTCTGCAAGAGTATTAGGTAAAGACTCCATAAAGGAATCTCTAAACTTATCTAGGAAAGCATATACCGTGTTGTCAATGTCTGCGTAGGCAAGAAGTTGTTGAATGTTCTGTACAGGGTTTGCCCTGTAGGATGAAACAGTTGAAACTGCACCAGTAGTTCCACCAGTTATAGTTTCACCAATTTGAAATTTTTGTTGGGATGTAACAAACAATCTTTTGTTAGCATCAAAGTCATCTACCAGTATCTTTGCAGTCGCACCAGTAATAGAACCAGTGATAGTTTCACCAGCAATAAACTTACCAACAGAATCTTCTAGTACAACCTTCAACCCATCTTCAGACAGAATGAAGTTATTAGTAATTGTTTCTTCAACTACATAGTTGTTTGAACCTGTTACAACAAGTTCTCCTGCTTCAAGAAACTCATAATAGTATTTGAGGAATAAAGAAAATAGAGGATGGTCTGACTGAACGAACTCAGGCAGTTGGCTCTGAATATGTGGAGAAACTTTATTCTTTAATGTTGGGTCAGACATTCAGTTTACCTTAATATGAGGATGACGTTGCGTAGTCAGTTCCAGCAGAAGAACCACCAGATTCTATTGTGTCATTTTGTCCAGTGATATTTGCATTTGCAAAGTCAATCTCAATCAACTGATTACGAACAGGAACAATATCGTTAGAACTTGGTTGTGCCGTTACGGTCACACCAGCAGTCTCTGTTGAAGATGTAATGTTAAGAGAGTTGATAGTGATAACTCCAGTACTATAACTAATAGAACCAATGTTTGTGTCAAGGTATGTTTTGGTTGTACCACCACTCAAAGAGTATGCTCTTAGATTACCCATACCATCATCATCCATAAACATCTCTAATGTGCTTCCTATAATTTTGAAACCTGTAGAGGAAACAATAGTTGCGTGTCCACTATGAGGATTATATAATGGGTTTGCAAAATCAATCGTGTACTTCTGTAAAGTATTAAGTTGTGGAGTAATTGTTTTTTGAATACGAACTGTTGATATGTTTGATAGAATAGATGTATCCGTATCATCAATCAATCTTGACATCTTAGAAAATCTGAATATCCCATCAAACTTTTCTAGGTCACTTGTGTTGTAAGTATTTAATGTAGAACGAACTAGAGTTTCTAATTCTGTTCCTGACTTAGTTGTTACGTTGGCACTATACTTAAATGTAGTGTTGAGTTTAATCTTTGTTATCTCTGGGTCAACAATAGTAGGACGAACAGAAGCAATATTGTATTTGTCTAGTGATGTCGTTATAACATCTTTCTGTGCCTGTGTCAAGTTAATTCCTGAAATTGTTTTGATTGAAACAAATACCTGTCCATAGATTGGTGGGTTGTTATCTTCTCCACCCCACACCTGAACTGCTTTAGTGTCTGCGAATACCTTTGGTATGATTACCTTGTAGTCTTCTGTAGTAACTGCTCTACCCTGTGACGCATAATCTAGAGGAGCGTTATATTTGATTGACTGAATAGTTTCTGGTTCTGCACCACCAGAAGATGCTGATGCTGTTGCGATTGTAATATTAGTTTCCCCACCAACAGAAGTTCCACTGAAAGTTTTTGCACCGTTTGATTTTTCTTTATTAGTAACAATGTATTCTATAATAACAATGTTACCATCAGTAGGTTTTGTTCCAACAACATTGTCACCAAAATAAACTTCATACTTACCATCATCAACTTCCTGTAAAAAGTAAACATTGGATGTAGAGGTTACTTGTGTGATATCTGTAGCAAGAGTATATACTGTTGTAGTTACATCTGATGCAGAATTCTGAACAGATACTTTTAGTGTAGTTGTGTCTGCACGATTATCTGTAACCATATATCTCTTTTCAATATTAGAAGAGTCTACTGTATACTTTGCTGTTACCAGTGAACCTTCATATACTGGAAGATTTGAAAATCTAAGAACATCATTCACTGGTGTTATTGTTTGGTCTGCATTAACAACATATGCATAAGATGTTCCATCAATCTGTGTAGTAAACTTAGTTCCTTTAGCAATGGTGATAGATGTAAGAGATGAGTTATTGATTGTAACATTAAGATATGCAACTGGAGCACGAGCAGAACGAGGAGTGTAACCTAATGTCTTTGCGTGAGAGACAACCGAAGAACGTAAGGTTGCAGTATCCAAGAATGCTTCATTCACTGCCATGTTTGCATTCATACCCAAGTAATGAGTATTGTATGCAAGTGCATCAATTAATACAGAAAGTCCAGAACCTTCAAAGTTATAATCAGAGAACTCTGTCTGGTTCTTCATATAGGTTTTTAGATTTGTTTTTATGTCATCAAAGTCTAACTCAGTGACTTGTAATTTGGTTGCCATTATAGTCTCTCTATCTTAACTGTTCTAACATTAGTGTAACACTTGCTGCACCAGCAGGAGAATTTACTACGAAGAATTCTATAGTAATTTGATATTCATTCCTATCTGGTTTTGCAACACTTTTAATATCTATTAATTCTGCTCTAGGTTCAAAGTTTTCTATAACATCTTTAACGTGTCTCTTCAGAACGTCTGCAACCAAAGGGGATACAGGTTCAAAGAGAACACTACGAATGTTAGAACCAATCTCTGGTCGAAAATGTTTTTCATAGAAGTTGGTGTTAACAAGATTGCGTACACTACGTTTAACTGATGATACATCAGTCAATGTGCTTATGTCTCCAGTAACAGGATGTCTGCTGAAGTTTAGATTAATATCTTTATAAACTTGAGCGCTTCTGTTTGAATCATTTGTAGACTCAGCATCTCTGAACGCACTAGGGTTAACTGCCATTTAATATCTCCTAACTCTATTTATAACGAAACTCAGAGATTAATGAACTCTCTGTTTTTAATATGTTCCTCTTCAATCAACTCTTTAGACTGTCCGTGATATGCAACAGCATGATGTTTCTCAATCATATAGTCGTTTATTGATTTATCTGCAAAGTCAGTTGTTCTCCACAACTCTCCAAGGATACGTCCGTACTTACCTTCTTTATCCTTTCTTGTTTTAAGAACAATACCACCCTCATCATCTAACATACCTGTAATGAATTCCTTTGCAGCGTTACCATACTTCTTTTCTTCCAAGTCTCTTGTGCGTGACTCTGGTGTGTCAATTCCAAACATACGAATACGTTCTTTCTTCAACCACACACCAAAGCCTAAGTCGATATCAACATCCACTGTGTCTCCATCAATTATCTTTACTACTTTACATCTGTATTCGTACATAACTTATTCCACTTCTTTTGTTGTCGGAGCCCAAACCCATCTGTCATCAGTTAGTTCAAAGTTTGCGTTCTTGACAAACTGAACAGGAGCGGATTGTTCAATCTCTTTCTCACTGATGATGACTGCGTTCATTACTACGAGTGTTGCTATTAATGCGTACATATATTTCCTTGTATTATATTATAAAAATTACCCACCGGCAATTACATTTGGTGAACCTGATGCTGAGTTGTTAGGCACCCAACTTCCGTGTCCACCTGTTCCATCACCCTTACGGTGAACTGGAATTCCATTTACAAACACAGTACCACTACCACCTGTTGCTGGGTCGCCACATGATGTAGTATCACCAATCCGTACAGTCTTTGCACCGTTAGTATTTACATTAGGACTACCAACTGCATATGGTGTTTGGTGAAATGGATTAGGTGTGGGACTTGCGTGTCCAACGTGTTTATCCAAACCAACTCTTGTTACTGGTGGCATCTGTTCTCCTAGTTCAAGTTGATGACACCAGCATCAATGTCTACTTCCGAAGAAGCATCCAAGTCTAGTGTACCTGTTATGTTTGTTGTTTGATTTGCTTGATATGTTTCCGATACTGCACCTGTGACATTTTCGGTTTTAGTATCCTTATATGTTTCTGAAACTTTCCCTGTAACAACTTCTGTCTTGTCGCCGTCAACCTGTATGTTCCAATTACCTTTGATGTATGTGTTACAGTTTGAATCTACTGTAAGGTTTACATCACCTTTGACATTGACGTACTCTGTGCCTGCGACAATCTCATAACTGTTTCCTACAATCCGTGTAACCTTATTACCGTCAGCGTCAATCTCATAGAAAGTTCCTGTACGATGTTTCTCATAGATACGTTCTGCGAAAGGTGTATCATCAAACTCTTGTATGTGTCCGCTCTCTGTTTCAAGAACATGATTGTATGGATACTCTGTACCTCTACGAAGTTTGACTTCACGAGTTTCACCTGTCTCTGGGTTTGTACCTGTCGCAAGTAATCCTCTTGTGGATGGGTCAACCGTTTTTGGTTCACTCCACTTGTTAGGGTCATCAGGTAAATCGTTTGCGATAAGAACATCTTCAGTAAATGCGAGGTCACGTTCTGCAATCTCAGGATGCGCTTCTAGTAATCCTGATGCTAATCTAGATGTATCTGCAAAGGTGGAACGAGAAGGGTAAGGCCCAAAGTCTGGGTCTTTCTTATACTTTGTATCTTGTGTATCTAATGCGTCTGGGGAGTTGGGGTCACTAAAACCTTTTGTTGGGTCGGATGCAGAAGATGGTACGCCTGGCAGTACACCCATGATGATAGGTTGTTGAAGTGTATCAGGGTCACGAAAGAATCCAAACACCCAATCACTTGGTTTAATATTGTGGAAACCACCTGGCCCAGATGTTGTCGGAAGCATAACGTGTGCCCATGGTAAGTCTTGCGTAGGAAGTTTAGTTAGGTCTTCAGTGTGATACCCAAAGCAACGTACACGAATTCGTCCAACTGCCTTAGGGTCATCTCTGTCTTCACAGACTCCTAAGAACCAACTAAATCCATCTCTACCAATAAAATAAGATAACATATCTGCCATAAACGAAAAACTCCTTTACAGTATTTATACCGTAAAGGAGCGAGAGGTAGTTAGAGGAAAAACTCTACCTATTCATAATGTACATTGTAACTTCAAATCCAAAACGCATTTCTGTATAACTTGGTTTAGTCCACATAATATTCTCCTATAGTGAACTACTATTTATTCAGTAAGCAGTAATTTTCCGTACAAGATAATCATTAGAATAGACTAAGGATTAATCTTAAACTGTGCCGGGCAGGTTTCTTACATCTTCTATTATATCATTAACTTGTTCCTTTGTCAAGAAACCTTTTACTGTATCACCTTCTTCCGTGATAGGCGGTAATGATATTGGATTGTCATTTCTCATTAGCATGATTTCAAACAAACCGTTTTCTCCACCATACGAACCAGCGTGTCTTACGACTGATAGACCGTACCCATTAGTGAACTGACCTACGCCAGTATATGCTGCCCTACCATCCTTAAACTTCATGTAATCAGATGGTGGGACTTCTTTAATCTTATCAAACATTACAACCCCTTTATTCTAATCTTACCTAAGTCTATGTCTTCAAAGACTTTTTCCATTTCCTGCATAATCCAAATCTGGTTTTTCTTTTGAGCATCCATATATGAATTCTGCAATTCAGTCAACTCATCCATTGTGATTGACTTGACTTTTGTTTTGATGTATGTATAATCCATAGTAGTTCCTTTTAGTCGTAAGTTATCTGAGCGGCGTAATCAATCTCGTCAAAGATTTTTTCAAGTTCTGCAATTCGTTCTTTGCATTTCATTTTTGCAAAACCATTGCCTGGAGTTTTCTTTTTAATCTTCTCAATTGACTTCAACATATCAGTGAAGTAAACATATTCATTTTGTATTTGTGTAAGATATTCCATTTCTATTTCCCCTCATAACCAAAGTGTTTCATTGCATCCACTGGACTCGTCTTCCAAGCAATGTCCATGTAATCTTCAACAGTGACATTCTTTACAAGGAAGTTAATCCAAGTCTTGTAAGGTTTTTTGTATTTGAACCTTGCAACGAATTGTGGTTTGTTCAAACCTTTCCAACTAGGATGAGCATCAGGACATACATCCATCATCTTTACTGCACCAGCGAAGTCACCTTTATACATGAGATACATACCATCCCAAGTAAACATTTCTTTCTCAAACTTTGTATTCATAACGAACCTCTTTCTCTATTGTCTTTATATAGTAACATAGTTATGACAACAAGTCAAGAGAAAAGTGAAATAAAAAACGCTGTAATTACAACAGGTTAGAATATTTTTTTAGTTTATCTCGCTTCTCATTTGCATGAATACCGATTTGTACCGAATCAATCTCTAGGTGTGTCGCTGTTTGGTTAATCATACACTGTAGGTCACCAAGTTCTTTGGTAAGGTTGCGAGTATCATTACCAAACCGTAGTATCTTAGATGCTTCTTGAATGACCTCACCACACTCTTCCATGAGTATGATGAGGGCTTCTTGTTTCTTGCATAGATTTGGTTGACCTTTTACTCTTAGGATATCCGTCTGCCAAGTCATAGTCCCAATATCCATTCAGCAAGAATTCGTGCTTCTTCTTCTGTTACTGGTTGTGGTGGCATAGGAATTTGTCCCCACTTCCCACCACTACCTTTGAGAATAGAGTTGACAAGAACATCAACACTATCACCTTTTGCAGCAACATCTTTATATGCTGGGCCAACCATCTTTACATTGACATTGTGACACGCAAGACAATACTTCTTTTGTGCTAATGTTTCTGCATATGGTTTATCTGGAACTCCAGCAAACACTGGTGATAAATTAGTAAAACATAAAACTGCAAATACTACATACACCATTTTATTCATCATCTTCTACACTCACTTCCTCTATTGGGCGTTGACCATACTTGAACTCTTTACTTGCGACTTCATCCAACTGTTCCATAATCTCTGGAGTAAAGAACTTCTCAGGGTTGTTATTGATTGTCTTACCGAAAGTCTTTGTACCATCAGGTAGTTCGATACGAGTAGACACACTCTTAAAGATATCATACTTGAGGGCGAGTTCCAATAGACCATAGTATCTATCAAGTCCACGTTCATACATTAGTCGAACATCAACCATCTTATTTTCTATAG